GGTTATGCTGACATAGACGGCGCAGTATCAATGTTAACAGGTGGTATTCCAAATGCTGACGTGGGTGTAGCGTCTGATTATACACTAGGTAACTTATCAGTAAGTGTTACATCAAGTTCAGTAAGAACAGTAGACAGAGTTAAAGTTAGAGCAAGAAACTGTAACGGTGTTGGCAGTTATGTAGAAAACACAACAAACATTCAGGTACATAAATCAGCACAGTCAGGTATTAGTGAAATTGCTATTGCTGTAAGTGATAGTTTAGGTAACGGTGATTTAACCAATGACGGTGTTAGAATATTTGACTTTAATGCTGACACAACGGACACACCAAGTTATACAAGTTCAACTAACTTCTATACAAATAGTCCATACACTGAATCAAGTGATCCAGGTGTTGAAGGAACTAAAGAAGCAACTGTTAGATTAGGTGTCCTTAAACATGACACAACAGATTATTCAACAGGTTACTTACCAGTAGGTCCAGATAGAAGCAGTGACACTGGTACACAATACTTTACTTTTGCTTTCCAAAGAAAAGTTGTTGCTAACTTTGATATTAACATTACATCATCAGGTATTGCTGGTTTATGGATAGCGGCACCAGGTACTAGTATTGATAGTGCTTCGGGATTAAATGGTTGGCTAGATGCGTCAGCTCAATATGCTGGTGCTGGTGTTCCAGGATCAAACACAGGTTCAGGTGGTAACGGATCAAACGGCTGTGCGTCAACAGGTGCTGACGTTATAGCAACAGGTACAAGTTTATCAGGTGGTTATACAATGACACTAGGTTCAGAGAACATGTCAAACGCACAGGACAACGTTGTTCTAGTACGTATTGCGTTAACTAGTGGACAAAGTGTTACTGCGTTAAGTGTAGGAGTGGCAAGCTAATGGCTATTTCAGATACACAAAAAGTTGATTACCTATTTAAGAAAGTTGGTTTTGCTGTTACTAAAACAGATACCATTTCAAATAAAACAGCGGCTAACGAATCAATACCATCACCATTCTTATTACGTGGCGACAAAGTTTGGCAACAGGCATCAAGTATTCCGGCAACTAAACCTAGTTCATCAACCGGCGTAACCACAGTTTATACAGGTGCTACCACAGTTGAGTGTACAGCAGATATTACTGCGTCAACTAACCGTACATGGAAAACAGGATTAACAGATTGGATACCACCAGAGTTTGGTTCTACTTATCTTGTTAATGTTTATGTACATGACTCAAGTGATGCTTCAAATGCTGAATCAATTTCAAACAAAGTGTTTATCACAGGTTCAGGTAACGATGACGAATGGTTCTTTGACTATCAGTCAGGTGTCTTACACTTTATTGGTGATAACTTACCTAACGGTGTAGACTTTTCAGGCAAGTCAGTTTATGTAGCAGGTGCCAGATACACAGGTGCGTTTGGTGTAGGTTCAGCCAGTGGTGAAGATGCTAATCTAGGTAACTTAACAATCAGTGGAGTTACAGTTACTTCTACCACAGCCGCAGATGACATTATCTTAGACGCGGAAGACGGCCATGTAATCATTTCCGGCACTAGTGCTTTAGGGATACCAAGTGGCACATCTGCTCAACGCCCAGGATCCCCGGATGTTGGATATACAAGATTTAATACTACCACTGGATTACTTGAAGTGTGGGATGGTACTGAATGGGATCAACAATCATTAACATTAACCAGTGAAACAATAACTCCTGATGGTGCTACATCAGCATTTACATTATCATCAGCAGTTACATCAGCGGCTGATCTTATTATCAGTATTAACGGTACTCTACAGCAACCTACAACGGCATACACAGTTTCAGGAACAACACTAACATTTACTGAAACTCCTGTAGCAGGTGATATTATTGAAGTCAGACATATTGCTTCTGATATTTCATCAATTGGATCTTTAAAAGATGGTCCTGGTGGTAGAATTGAAATAACTGGATCATTAGCACACCTAAATGCTAACACATCAATAGCAACAGCAAGTACACTAACAACCATTGACTCATTTGATGCTGATACATATAGAACAGCAAAATATGTATTACAGGCAACTGATGGCACAGATTTTGAAAGTAGTGAAATATTATTAACACATGATGGTACTACAGCCTATCAAACTACCTATGCTGTAATTAATTCAGGCAACACATTAGGTAACGTATCAGCAACTATTAGTGGCAGTGACGTATTGCTACAATACACACCAACAAACAACAATACAGACGTTCGTCTAAGCAAAAACTATCTTATTATATAATAGTCGTTAGACTATAATTTTAACCAAAATCTAATAAATACTAGTAATGAAAACTATTTTGAGTGTACTCGATAGGGATAGTGAACTTCGGGCAAAGTATGTTTCAAATGCTATGTGATCTATAGCAAAATACTTTAATTTTAATTAGGAAAATATTAAAATGGCAATTACTAGAATAAAGAATAACCAGATTACCGATAGTGGTATTTGGGCTAATTCTAAAATTATTCCTGGTTCGATTGTAGGCTCACTATTTAACAGCGACATTACAGTCACTAGTGACTTTACAATTACAGGTAACCTTGTTGTTCAAGGTGCTACACAATATACTACATTAGCAACAACAAACACATACGTTAATGACCCGTTAATGGTTGTTAACAACGACTTCAGTGGTACTAACACTGCTGACTTAGGTATTGTGTTTAATCGTGGTTCTGATACAAACCAAGCAGTAATTTGGGATGAGTCAGGTGACGAGTTTGCCTTTACAGCAACAACAGAAGATGGAACTACATCTGGTGATACAGCAATTTCATCATATGCTGGTCTACACGTAGGTACTCTTAAATCATCTGATTTAACATCAACTCGTGTAACTTATGCAACAACTGACGGTGCTTTAACTGACAGTGCAAACATGACGTTTGATGGAACAGATTTAACAGTGGCTAGTGCTATTGTTTCAGATCTTACAGCAGGTCGTGTAACATTTGCTGGTACATCAGGTGCATTAGAAGACGCTGAACAATTAACTTATGCTTCATCAGCACTTACAGTTAACCAATTAGTTTTAGACGGTACAGCGGCAGGTGTAACAATTTCAACAATAGCGGCAAGTGGCGAAGATATTATTATCTCTGCTGATTCAGGCGCAGTTGACTTTGATGGCGGCACAGCAACAAACTTAGCAGATCCAACATTAGATAGTGATGCTGTAACATTAGGTTATTTAAACTCAGCTATTAGTAGTGAAGTTACAAATATCCAATTAGATGATACAGACATTACAATTTATGACGACGGTACTAACCCAGGATGGATTGAACATAATGTTGATGGTACTTTAGTTGCTAACGTTACTGCTACAACAGTAACATTAACACAACCAACAAGTTTAACAGATACAACAAGCTCAACAACAACCTCATCAGGTGCTTTAATAGTAAGTGGTGGTGTTGGTGTAGCCGAAAATATCACAGCTGGTGGACAGTTAAAATTAACTGACGCAACAGACAGTACAAACGTAACAACAGGTACTATTATTACAGCTGGTGGTGTTGGTATTGCTAAAAACTTAAACGTTGGTGGTAACGTAGTTGTTACTGGTGACATGACAGTACAAGGTACTACAACAACAGTTAACTCAACTGAAGTTACTATTGCTGACTTGAACTTAACAGTTGCTTCTGGTGCTACTACATCAGCTGAAGCTGACGGTGCTGGTCTTACAGTTGCTGGTGCTAGTGCTACGTTCCAATACACACACGCAACAACAAGTTGGGATCTTAACAAGATTACTAAAGTTACAGATACAACTGATTCAACAAGTCCAACTACAGGTGCTTTATTAACTGCTGGTGGTCTTGGTGTTGCTAAAGACTTATTTGTTGGTGGTGGTGACTTAGGTACTGACCAAACTACATTTAACTTAATTAACACAACTGCTACAACACTTAATATTGGTGGTGCGGCAACTACGTTAGAGTTAGGTGCGGCTTCAGGTACTACAAGTGTTAACAACAACTTAGCTGTTGATGGTACATTAGATGTAACAGGTGCTACTAACTTAAACGACACAACAGGTTCAACAAGTAACACAACAGGTGCTTTAATTGTTGATGGTGGTTTAGGTCTAGCAGAAAACTTACACATGGGTGGCTTAGCTGACATCGATGGTGCGTTAACTGTAGGTGGTGCTGTTAACTTTGATGATACAACAACATCAACAAGTAACACAACAGGTGCTTTAGTAGTAGACGGCGGCTTAGGCTTAGCTGAAAACTTACACATGGGCGGTTTAGCAGATATTGACGGTGCTTTAACTGTTGGTGGCGCTACTAACATTGACGATACAACTGATAGTACAAGTATTACTACTGGTGCTTTAATTGTTGACGGTGGTGCTGGTTTAGCTAAATCAGTTAACGTTGGCGAAGGCTTAGCAGTTAATACAACTAACGCAGATAAATCCTTTGTAGTTTCAGGCGTTGGCAGTAATGACGGTTTAATCGTTGCTAACGGTGGTAAAAATGCTGTAACATTCAGTGATACTGGTAATGCTACAATACAAGATGGTACTATTGCTAAGTTTGACTCAGCAGGCGCTATCTTATTACCACGTGGTAGTTCAGCAGAACGTCCAGGCTCAGCTGGTAACGTTGACGTAGGCGGTATGATCCGTTTCTCAACAACAAGTAACCAAGTTGAATTCTACAACGGTGCTAGTTGGCAAACTGCTGGTTCTGAATTTACTGTTATTGCTTCAAATAACTTCAACGGTGATGGTTCTACTACAGCGTTTACGCTAAGTGGTACAGCTTCAACTGCTGGTACATTTGTTGCTGTTAACGGTATTGTTCAACAACCAACAAATGCTTACTCTGTGAGTGGCACAACATTAACATTTACAGAAGCACCAGAAACAGGTGACGTAATCGAAGCTCGTGTTATTACTACTACTTCACAAGTAACAAGTATTGGCTCAGGTAACGGTTATAACACATTTGATGTACAAACAGTACCATATGCTAACATTACAGCTGGCACAAGTTCAGCAACAGTAAGAGTTAGTGTTGACGGCGCTGAAGAAACATTTGGCCTAGTTAACGGTACTAAACAAAGCTACAATCAAACTGCTGTTGCTGTAGGCACAAGTGCTACAACAGTTGATAGTTTTGATGCTACTAAGTATAGATCAGCTGAATATGTAGTTCAGTCAGAAAATGCGGCTGGCGATGCTTGGGAATTAACTAAAGTGTTGTTAATACATGATGGTACTACAGCAACTATTGTTGAGTATGGTACTGTTGGTACTGACAGTGACACATGGACTTTAAGTGCTACAATTAGTGGTGGTAGTGTATTACTACAATCTACTGCTGGTGAAGCAAGTACAAGTGTCAAAGTTAAGGCATCATATATTGTTTAATGATAAGTATCTAAATGCTTAACATTAAAAAAGTTTATCGAAAGGACTATGAAGGTGAAGAGATAGTTCAAAGTCGTACATTCAGTGACGGTCAATGGAATACCGTCACTGAGTACGTTGAGAACCATGTTGTTAATAATCAAATCTCTAACCGTGCTGTTGTATTTGGCAATGGTACTGGCAGAGAAGGATTAAACATTAGCAATATCCTCACTAAAAAAAGTGGTCTTTTAGGTAGCAAAACTTTACAAAGTTATGGGTGTAATGCTTTTTATAGGGATTACACTCCCAACTTTTTAGTTGTAACTAGTAAAGAAATAGCAAAAGAAATATCAGAATCTGAATATACAAAATCTAATATTGTATATAGCAAAGTATCTTTAAGTTTAGAATTTCCAAAAAATTTTTATATAATCCCGTATGATCCATATGCAGACGCAGGTACTACTGCGGCTTATATTGCTTGTTTTGATGGTCATACTCGAATTTATCTATCCGGATTCAATGGACAGGAAATACCTGGTAAAAATGATAACATGTATGCTGGAACAAATGGGTATGCTCCGGTTAATGGCGCATTCACACACGATAATTGGGTTAAAAATTTACACAGACTAATTAGTGTATATGATGACGTTGATTTTGTTCGAGTTACAGATACAGGCACACGATCTACACCAGACCTTTGGAAAGGCTTAACAAATCTTAGACAGATTAGTAATAGAGATTTTATTATGGAAGCAGACTTATAATACAGTTTCTAAAGTCTTTAATTTATCACTAATAACTTCAAAATTAATTGTTCGCCATACACCAGGATGTAATGGCTTAGGATGATCTTCTAGTTTAACCCAACAGTATCCACGATGTTCGTGATTTAATTCAGGAATAAACTCTTCTTCTACAGGTGCGATAAATGTGTGATAACTAAATTTACCGTTTTCACTGGTAAATTTTTCTATAGGAATAATTTTAAGATCATTAATGACCCCACCTAGTTCTTCTTGTATTTCTCTTTGTAAACTAGATAGTATGTTTTCATTTGATTCGATTTTACCACCAGCAACTCCCCATGTTCCAGAGTATTTGCCATTGTTTCTGAGTAAAAAAAGATAACGCTTTGTAGATGTACAGTATATAAAAGCGCCAACACCTTCTACAAAATTAGAGACCATTCCCCGTTCTTGTACTCGCCTTCCCAACTCTTGACCCATTGATTATCTTCCCATTTATATTGAACAGCAGTGTTTAAGTTACTTACATATTGTACACTAGTTATAGAATTGCTGTCAAATACCACGTTCCAATGTGAACCGTCGTATTCTATAATATCGTTCATTTTGGCTACTAAATCTTTACCGTCAGCCCCTCTCCAAGCACTAGGACCATCACCATTTGAATTATCGTAACTACCAATATCATTTAAAATTAAATATCTAGTACTAAGAGCAGGAGATGTAATACTGCTGTTAACAGTTACTTTAGTAGGATCGATAATAGCATTAATTGGATCAATTGTGTTTTGTGGATATGTGTCTATATCAGCATTAAAAATTAACAAACTATCATCACTAGGATGGAAAGAAACAGTGCCAACAACTTCAGTAGTTTCATCTGCTCCAACTAATCTTACTTGACTAACACCATTCTCTAATGTACCATATACATTAACTAAACTTCTCCAAATATCTTTTGTACCAACTTTAATTTGATCTTGGTTAGTTGGATCTCTTGGGTCTGCCATTTCACTATATTTCAACAGTGTTAATGTATTTCCAATTAATAACACTCCGTAGTCCAAAGGAGTAAACACCTGACGTTGTCCTAGTAAATTAGTATTACTATATACATCATCACTTAACTCACCATCACTGTTGTGAATACTAGCAATAATTTTTTGTATAACTCCAAGTTTTTTAACTTTAGCAGGTGGACTGATCCATACAGGCAATGTAAATGTTAGTGTAGCAACATCAATTGGATTTTCAGTACCAATTGGAACAGACCGACTAGTCCAATTTGGGCTATCTAAATATACCGCACTTAAACTAGTCCAGTCTATATAATTGTCAGTTGACTGTATTTCTAGTGCTGGGTTAAACAGCACAATCAGTTGTTCTAGTAACTGTAATTTTTGTTTGGTGTTAGATGTCCATACATCTAATTTAAGTTCTAGAGAATATGGAACGGGCATTAGCCTTTCGATACTAAATGCGTTACCCTGATTACTTTCAAATTCTTGGGTATCTTCGTTGTAATATCTCTGTCTGATATTCATTTTACCAACAAAATTTGGTTCTTGTACCCGATCTCTGTCATAGGTAATATTATTAATATACACTGTCATCGCAGGTACACTAGGCATAGCATTTTCACTGTTATTAGCAATAATTTGTTGAACTTGCCTAGAACCGTCGCCATAAAAAACAGGAACACGCTGTAGAGTTTTATTACCACTACGATCATTTCCAAACTCAACTTGGAACCCAGAAACCATTCTAATAAATTGTATTAGAAATCTCTCAATTTGAGCATCGTAAAAAAATTGTTGATTAGCCGCCATTAATTATCCGCCATTGGTTTAAGAATATTACTTAATCCTTGTCTCTCATAAGTAACATCTTGATATACTGAATATTCTAATATATCATCAACACTTAATGTATTTGATACAGTGAATCCTACATTTCCGCTGGTGTTTGAAATAGTATTAGTTACACTAGTACCGTTTATTCTAGTTCTAACACCGTATGTGCTGTTATATATTGTTTTTGTAATAACCAGTTTTGTTGAAAGAGTAAATGATTGAGTGTGGGCATTTGCTTCAGGAGTATATGGGTCAGAAATTCTGATAGCGTCCCACCCTAATGAGTTGTCATAGTATGCTCCTTGATTATTAACGAAGCTACTACGTTGTGTTTTGTTATTACTACCAGGAGTTAAGTTTGTACGCACACCATCTTCCATTTTAACCCAACGACGTCCATTATAACGGAACAATCTGTTAGGAGTATAATCTAATCTTAAAAAATATTCACCTTCTGAAGGTCCTTGAGGGAAAGCAATACCAGCAGAAACACTAGCACCATTAGGTGGCAATGCATCATCGGTTAAGTACCCTTCTATACTTCTATTAGGGCTAACAGTACTTGATGAAGTTACGTTGTTGCTAGATACACTAGTATTTGAACTAGTATCTAACCCTTGAGGATCACCAGGTAAATTATCTTTTGTTACAGGAGCATTGTATAATGCTGTAGTATCATACCCACTTTTAGGAACTTCTTCCTCAGCTCTATCAACAATAGCATCATTGATATCAATGTACTTGTCGTAAGTACTTAATACATCTGCTAATGTGTTAGTATCTTCGTCGGTATCACCTGCTTTGATGTTATCAAGTATATCTTTGTATTCTTGCGAATCAACTAACGGTTGAAGTTTAACACGCCATAGGTGTGGATACCAAGTTGGTGAAAAGCCTTCTGCGGCTCTAGTAGCATCTTGTACTACATAATAACGTTTAAGTACACTAGGAACATCTTCGTCTAATGGATAGTAATCTTTTAAATTTGGTAATTCTAATACATCACCTACAGTAATTTTTCTGCCAATAGATTCAACCATATCATTTAGATGGAATACAGCAAACATTGTATCACCAGTTAGGAATAGACCAAATTGACTTAGATCAAAATCATTATCATTTATACGATATATTGTTCTTATAGTATAAATGTCAGAATCATATTTTCTATCTCTATTTTCTAAAAATAGCAGATCTTGTATTCTTGTTATTGATGTTTCGCCACCAGGCTCTGTGGCACTAATAGAATTAGATTCTGTTGGTCCTAGATACTTGTGTAAATGAACATCAACGCCACCAACAGTAAACATTTCGCTAATTCTTCTATCGAAAAATTTATAATCGTTTCCTTTGGTAGGTTTGTATAAACTTAAACGTGGCATAATTTATCCTAATTGTCTAGTATTTATCGAAGTTGACACCACTAATAATAGAATGTATAATGAATTTAATATATGAAAAATAAAATCAAAAATAGTTTAGATTGGCAAAAAGTTCAAAGTGAGTTAATTAAACTAGCAGAAGGCACTGGACAATATCAACAAGAAATGAAAAAGATTGTAAAAAATATTGAACCAATGATAACTAAACTAAGTATTGAAGAAATAGAATGCCGTAAAAAACAAAAACAGACCAAGCGACATCAGGAATTGATAACTAAAATTAACGAAGAAATTAGTAATTATGAACAGATGATTACGTTTGGTACATTATTAAATGGTTGACACTAGAATATATGTCAACTATAATATGTTAAATGACTATTGAATTATTAGGAAACAAAATGGCAATTAAGGTATCTAAGAAAAAAGGCGGAGTAAAAATCGCCACAGACAGAACAGGCAAAAGATATGAACCTAAATGGGAAGAAGCAGACTCTTGGTCTGGCGAGTATTTTAATGCCTATAAGCATTCTGCGTTAAATTATTATAGAATGGAATCTAGGAGTGCTGACAGTAAAAAATGGGTAATTGCTTGGGTAAATCACAGTGATCAATGGAAAGAGCATAGTAAACTAATTAGTAAAAATTCTGATAGTCAATTTTCATTAACCTTAGGTGCTATCTGTAGAATGCTAAGTTTAGGTATGCCAGCAGAGCATAAAGCATATAAAGAATATTGGGAAAGTTTACCGGGTACATCAGGAAACTTAACTAATCCCTTGGACTTTATTAATAGAAAATTAGAAGAATTGCTACTTTCCTCTGACAATGTGTTTGAAGAAATCAAATCAGACAAAAAAGAAACTAAAGTACAACAGCCAACTATTCAAGATCGCATGAATGAGATTGCCAACAAACATATCTTACATTTTGAACTGTTTGAAGATCGTTTAATAGATGGCGACACTGTCAATGACCCTAAAGCATTTGATTATCTTAAAACAGAGAATTGTCCTCAAGCATTAATTAAAAAGATTAGAGCATTCTTTGAACCGCATAGGCAAGAACTAATGGAAGCCAAAGCAGGACAAGATGAACAACTAAAAGAAGCATATAGCCACTACAAAGCGGCGGATTATAAACGATTTGAAGCGTTTTATAGCAAATTATTTGCTGATTTAGACAGTTACGAACAAGTTAAGAAAGCAACTAAAAAAGCCAGAGTACGTAAAGCACCTTCAAAAGAAAAACTAGTTGCTAAGATGAAGTATCTCAAAGAAGACAGTAAATCTAAACTAGTCAGCGTTAATCCAGTAGACATTTTAACAGCAGAGCAGTTATGGGTGTACAATGTTAAAACACGTAAACTAGGTCGCTATGTTGCTGACCCACATCAAACAACGTTAAGTGTTAAAAGTACAAGTATCATAGGATACGATGAAAATCAAAGTGTACAAAAAACTCTACGTAAACCAGAACAGCAGTTAAAAGACTTTTTAGGTTCTAACAAAGTACAACTGCGTAAGTTTTTAGAAAATATCAAAACAACAGATACTAAACTTACTGGACGTATTAACGCAGATACTATTTTACTCAAAGTCATATAATAAATCTTATTTTAAGTATAAATATACAAAAATAGGATAAAATATGTCAGATCTACCAGCAAATGTTTCGCCTGTAACAGGGCTAACAGAATCAAAAAGTGTTGAAAGTAAAAGTCTTTATGACAGCAGTACAGGTACTGGTGTAGGACAGATAGCCTTTGACGCAAATTTACAAGCACAACTTGATACAGTAAGTTCTTTAAGAAACAACATTATTGACTATGTACGCCTAAGATTAGGCGACGGTATGATTGATGTTGAGGCAGATAAAGAACATTTTGAAATGGGTATTGATCAAGCATTTAATAGATATAGACAGCGTAGTTCAAATGCTGTTGAAGAAAGCTATTGTTTTTTAGACTTGTATCCAGAAACACAGGAATATATACTTCCAAATCATATCATTGATGTCAGACAAGTTTTCCGTAGAGGTATTGGTTCAGTAACAGGTACAACTGCTAGTCAGTTTGAACCATTTGCGTCAGGCTATTTAAACACTTATATGCTTGTAGCAGGACGTGTTGGCGGCCTAGCAAGTTATGAACTATTTACTCAGTACCAAGAACTTGCTATGAAAATGTTTGGCGGCCACATGAACTTTACTTGGAATAAAGTTACTAAAAAATTAACGCTAGTTCGTAAACAGCCGTACGCAGGCACTTCAGATGAGGCTATAGTAAAAGAATCTGTTTTATTATGGACCTACAATTACAAACCAGACATGATGTTACTCAATGATCCACAAGCATTTCCGTGGATTCAAGACTATGCTTACGCTTTAACTATGATGAGTATAGGTCAAGCACGTGAAAAATTTGCTACTATTGCTGGTCCTCAAGGTGGTACTACATTAAATGGTACTGCGATGAAAGCAGAAGCTCAAGCAATTTTAGAAAGATTAGATCAAGAACTTTCACAATACATGGATGGTGGAACACCTATGTGGTGGACCATGGGCTAATGGTACTCATTAGCGGTTGTAGTTTTTTACAACCTAAACTATTAGATAACATACTTAATAGTCGCAGAATACAAACAAAAAATGTCGCCTGTTCAGGTGCTGGCAATAGATATATTGCCGATAGTATCATAGATCATTATGATGATTCAATTGATTCTGTATATGTTTTCTTCTCAGGACTTCATAGAGTAGATATTACTATACCTAAAGATTTAGCAGATATTTACATTGACAATTATAAATTTCATTCAACATTAAAAAATACAACATATATTTTTAGCGGTGGTATGGTTGGTACCTGGCAAGGTGAAGAAACTGAAACAGATATTAAAAATTTGTTTAAAGATCAATATAAGACATTTAATTTAAATTATCTAGCAGAAAATAGTTTGTTAAATGTTTCTAAGTGTTTAAATTTTTTAAAATCTAAAAATGTAAAGTACAAATGGTCGTTTATATATGATATATTTTGTAACTATGAAAACGAAAGTTTTGGTCATAGCACCGGACATGTTACAAAAGATTTTCATGCTTTAAAGCATATTGATTGGGACAATTACATTGATCTTACAATGTACGAATTTGGTCGAGATCATAATCTTTTGAGTGATGATAAATGGCACTTGTCTGGCAAAGGATGTAATCAATATTTTTTAAAAATACTTGACCAATTAATATAGACATTACATAAAAAGTTTTGTATAATAGTAGTTCAATTAGGAGAATAGTATATGACAAACATCATTGGAATCTGCGGTTTTATGGGCAGTGGTAAAGACACTATTGCTGATTATCTTGTTAACATATACGGATTTAAAAGAGAAAGTTTTGCCAACAGTCTTAAAGATGCTGTTGCGGACATATTCAATTGGGATCGTGAAATGTTAGAAGGACGATCAAAATCAAGTAGAGAATGGCGAGAACAAGTAGATCAATGGTGGGCAAAGCGTTTAGGAATACCCAACCTTACTCCCAGATGGGTTTTACAATACTGGGGAACTGATGTTTGTCGTATGCATTTCAATGATGATATCTGGATTGCTAGTTTAGAAAATAAGTTAAAAAATAGTAAAGACAATATTGTAATTACTGATTGTCGTTTTCCTAATGAATTAACGTCAATTAAGAATATTGGCGGAAGTGTTATTAGAGTCAAACGCGGACCCGAACCTGATTGGTATGAGTATGCTGTACAATTTAATAAAGGACCTAAACGTAATATGTCCTGGGCTTTAAGTAGATCAAGGCTTGAAGAACAAAGCGTACATGCTAGTGAGTTTTCTTGGGTTGGGCAGACGTTTGATAATGTTTTAAGTAATGATGGTACCATACAAGAATTATATACCCAAGTAGATTCTATATTAACTACTTTAACTGATCAGGTACAAGATCCCCACGAGCCCAACCTAAATCAGATTTAGCAATCTCAATTTGACAATTAGCACAAATTGTTTTAAGATTAGCATTGTTGGTATTGTTCATGTTCCCGTCAAGATGAAATACAAAAAAATGCTCTTTTAGAGAACTAGTAAATCCACACTTTTCACATTGTGATTTCTTTTTATATCCACTAAGCAACCAGTTTGGTTTTGGCGTTGGGAGCTTCTTACCTTTTCGGATACAACTATCACATCTGGTTCTATAATAGGTAATACTATTGCGTTTATAGTTAACAGCAACCGGCTTTTTAGAACATATTTTACATATAGGACGTGGTTTCATGCTAATATTTACCATGAACCTTTAAAAGGGCGGTCTAACCAGGTAATTTTTTCCTATAAACTATAAATATATGAAAGCATTAAAACTTTATAAAGTTAGTTATTAAAGGAACATTAAACATGGCACTTATTTCACCAGGAGTACAAGTAACAGTAACAGATGAAAGCCAGTATACACCTACTGCCGCTGGATCGGTTGCATATATTTTACTTGCTACTGCCCAAGACAAAACAACACCAAGCGGTACTACTGCTACCTACACTACAAAAGCAAATGCTGGTAAATTATTTAGTGTAACTAGTCAAAGAGATTTAGTACAAAAATTTGGTAGTATAGAATTTAAAGTTGATTCATCAGACAACCCAATTAATGGTGACGAACGTAACGAGTACGGATTATTAGCGGCTTATAGTGCGTTAGGCGTCAGTAACCAGATTTATGTACAAAGAGCTGATGTTGACTTAGACCAATTGGAAGGAACAAGTATTCGTCCTACAGGTACACCAACAGACGGAACATATTGGTTAGACGTTAGTACAGATAGTACAAACTGGGGTATTTACAAATGGGACGAAGATGGAGTAACATTTAGTCTTAAAACTCCTAGAGTAATTACAGACACTACACAAGTTACTGGAACAGTTCCTAACAGTTCAGTAGGTGCTATTGAAGAGTATGCTGTTGTTGCTACTAGTGCTTCAAATCCAGTTTACTTTAAAGGATATGATAATACATGGGTATTAGTTGGATCAGATGACTGGAAAGATAGAGTTCCAACAATTACAGGTTCTATTTCAAATCCAGCAAACTTGGCAATTGGCCAAACAATGAGAATTAACAATACCAATGTTTCGTTAACAGGCTCAACAGTTACTACTACTGCTTCAGACATTAACGGTGCTGGCATTACTGGTGTTAGTGCTAGAGCAAATGACTTTGGTCAATTAGAAATTTTTGCTAACAGTCTTGCCGCAAGTTCAGGTAACGTTGCTTTAGCAGACGGTTCTGTTAAAATTGAACAAGGTGGAACAAATGGTATTCCAGGAGTTGATTGCTCAATTAGATTAGGCTTATGGGATTCTTATGACAGTGGTACTAGTAAAACAGTTTTAGGTCCAGCAGTAAGTTTTGGTAGTTACAGAGAGGCTCCAGCATGGAGACCTACAGATGCTAGTCCAAGACCATTTGGATCTGTATGGTTTAAAACATCAGCAACTGGCCTAGGTGCTAATTGGGGTGTTAAAGAATATGATAGTACTTTAGCAAGTTGGGTATCACAAACAGCTACACTATACTCAAGTGATGCGGCCGCAGTATATGGTCTAAGTCCAGTAGCAGGTGGCGGTGATTTACCAACAGGCACACTGTATATTAAATATGACACAGTAGGCGATACAACAGGCACATTTAGACTATACCGTAAAGCAATTACAGGTATTACTAAAGTTACAGGTACTGTAGCAGGCGGATCAGCAACATACACTGCTAATGATGTGTTTACAATGGCAATTAGTGTACCAGGTACTGCTAATACTACATCAGCAACAATTACATTAAGTGGAACAACAGCCGCAAGTTTAGTAGCTGATATACTTTCTGCTAATTTACCAAATGTTGTTGCTCAAATTGAATCAAGTGGTGCTATTAGTATTAGTCACTTAGCTGGCGGTACTATTCAGTTTACATACGTAACAGGAACACCATTAACAACAGCAGGTATTATTAGTGATAATAATATCCAAACACTTAGTGGAACAGTTTACTTAGCAAGTCCATTTAGACCATTGACATATACATATTCAACTACAGCACCATACAGTAATCCAGCAGATGATACACTATGGTATGATAGTACAGCAACTGAAGTTGATATTATGATTAATGATGGCAGTGGATGGAAAGGTTATCAGAATGTAAGTAACGACGCTCGTGGATATGATCTATCAGCAACAAACGCTTCAGGTCCGATTATTGCCGCTAGTGAACCAACAGAACAAACCGACGGCGGTCTATTAGTTGAAGGTGATTTATGGTTAGATACTAGTGATTTAGAAAATTACCCAAACATTTATCGTTACAACGGTACAACATGGGACTTAATTGACAATACAGACCAAGTGTCAACAGATGGTATTTTATTTGCTGATGCTCGTTGGGATACAGATGGCACAGTTGATCCAATTGTTGACGACAAAGTTGCTATTTCAGATTTATTAACCAGTAACTATACTGACGCTGATTGTCCTGATTACCAATTATATGCTCGTGGCACTTTATTGTTTAACACAAGACGTTCAGGCTACAATGTAAAACGTTTTGAAAGTACATGGCACGCAGATGCTGACACAGTACCAACAGAAGTTAGTGCTTGGGTATCACACAGCGGTGTAGACAGTAACGGTGTACCTTACTTTGGAAGTAAAGCACAGCGTAACGTTGTTGTTGAAGCATTAAAAGCTTCAATTAGTGCAAGTACAGCACTACGTGAAGAACAGACACAGTTTAATATTATTGCTTGTCCTGGATATCCAGAATTAATGCAGAATATGATCACACTTAATAATGATCGTAAACAAACAGCATTTATTATTGGTGACACTCCATTAGAATTAACCCCAAGTGAAGTAGAAGGATGGATTAAAAATACTAACCTTGCTGTAGATAATGGCAGAGATGGCCTTGTAAGTACAAGTGAATATCTAGGTATTTACTATCCAGCTGGAGCCGCAACAGACTTAGGTGGAGAAACTGTAGTTGTTCCATCATCACATATGATGTTAAGAACAATGATACGTTCAGACAATGTAAGTTACCCATGGTTTGCTCCGGCAGGTGTGAGACGTGGATTAATTGACAATGCTTCAAGTATTGGTTACATTGACACAGCTGACAACAACTTATTTAAGAGTATTGGTGTTACTGAAGGCTTACGTGACATACTTTACGCAGATAGAGTTAACCCACTAACAGTTCTTCCAGGTGTTGGTTTAGTTGCGTATGGTCAAAAAACTAGAGCAAGCCAAACATCAGCAATGGATAGAGTTAATGTTGCTAGATTAGTTGCGTATCTAAGATTGGTATTAGATAAAGTAGCAAGACCATTTATATTTGAACCAAATGATACAATTACTAGAAACCAAGTTAAAGCAGGGTTTGAATCAGTATTAAATGATATTGTTGCTAAACGTGGCTTATATGATTACTTGGTAGTATGTGATACAACAAACAACACACCAGATCGTATAGATCGAAATGAATTGTATGTTGATATTGCTATTAAACCAGTTAAAGCAATTGAGTTTGTGTACATTCCAGTAAGAATTGTCAACACAGGCGCTGATTTAACAATAACATAATATACGTATTTAATGGGAGGAGCAATTCTCCCATTAAGTTAATTAAATTTCGGTAAATACTATAAAGTATTTAAAAAAGGAAGGCAAAGATGGCAACATCATCATTAAGTAAATTTACAGTACCATTAAGTACGAACCAAAGTGCAACAAGTCAAGGCTTGTTGATGCCAAAACTCAAGTATCGCTTCCGCGTTACTTTTGAAAACTTTGGCGTTAGCCAACCTACTACTGAACTAACAAAACAAGTTATGGATTTTTCAAGACCAAAACTAAGTTTTGAAGAAATGATAATTCCAATTTATAACAGTAAAGTGTACTTAGCAGGTAAACCAACTTGGGAACCTGTAGTAACTACTCTACGTGATGATGCTGGCGGCGAAGTTTCTAAACGTGTTGGCGAACAGTTACAGAAACAGTTTGACTTTATGGAACAGTCAAGTGCTTCATCAGGCATTGATTATAAATTTATTACCAAATTTGAAGTATTAGACGGTGGTAACGGTGCTAATGAACCAGTAGTTTTAGAAACATTTGAAATGTATGGTTGTTACTTATCAAACACTGACTACGCTGATGCGAACTATGCTACAAACGAACCAATGACAGTAGCATTAACAATCAGATACGATAATGCTATCCAAACACCAGCAGAAACTGGAATTGGATCAATCGTAGGCAGAACATTAGGTACTACAATTACCGGTTAATTAAGTTAATTAATCTTTAAAAAGGCCCTTTAAAATCTGGGCCTTTTTTTATGGATAAATACTATAAATAATCGGAATTAATTTATGGCATTCTTAGGTGGAATTTTTAATCAGTTTCTTAACCAAGTAG